GGACGAGTGCTGCTCAGGCCCCTGCAGTCGATACCAACTTCATCGCGCGCAGGCTGACCACTGGCGAGACCGTGGCCTTGTCCACGACCGTCAACGGCGGCGCCAACGGCGATTGGGCTTGGAAGGCTGCCGACACGAACCTCGTCGCGGCTGGCATCACTGCCGGCAACGGGTGGACCGTCACGGTCAACAAGGGCACCATCTACATCAAGAAGAACGATGGAGCTGCGTTCTCAATCGGCGTCGAGGATGGCTACAACGGCCACGCCATGAAGTCGATCCAGAAGACCACGCAGGACTTCGCGGACCTCCCGCCGTTCTGCACCGATGGCGTAGCGATCCAGATCACCGGGTCCGTCTCGACCAAGTTCGACGACTACTTCGTGCGCTTCGGCAAGCAGTCCCCAACGGACACCATCAGCACCCCCGGTGTGTGGCGCGAGATACCCAAGCCGGGTGCCTCCAAGGCATTCGACGCGGCAACCATGCCCCACGTCCTCGTCCGCGAGGCCAATGGCACCTTCACCTTCAAGAAGGCCACATGGGACCTTCGCAAGGCCGGCGATGACATCACGTCGCCAGCCCCATCGTTCGTCGGCCAGAAGGTGAGCGATGTCGTGTTCTTCAAGAACCGCCTCGGCTTCCTCTCAGGGGAGAACGTGGTCCTGTCTCGTGCAGGCTCGTTCTTCGACTTCTGGAAGGCCACCGCCACGGCGCTGCTAGACGATGATCCGATTGACGTGGCGTCCTCCGAGACGAACGTGTCGATCCTGCGGTCTGGTATTGGCTTCGCTGACAGGCTCGTCCTGTTCGCTGACCAGAACCAGTTCACCTTCAAGGGTAACGAGCTACTCACCCCGAAGACCGCCTCGATCCGCGCCTCGACGTCCTATTCGGCGTCCAGCAAGGCAAGGCCGGTTGCGGTTGGTGACGCGATCTTCTTCCCTGTCGACCGTGGGCAATTCTCCATGGTCAGGGAGTACCGCATCGACGCGGCATCGGGCGAGGCATCCGCAGACGATGTCACCGGCCACGTCCCTCAGTACATCCCCGGCTCCATCATGAAGATGGCCGCATCGAGCCATGAGGACATCCTCGTGGTGCAGGCTGACGGGAAGCCCGAGGAGCTGTTCGTCTACAAGTATTACTGGTCGAACAACGAGAAGCTCCAGGCATCGTGGTCCAACTGGACGTTCCCCGGAGTGACCCGCATCCTCGACTTTGGCTTCATCTCGTCGCGCTTGATCCTGATCGTTCAGCGAGGGGTCGAGACACTGATCGAGGCCATCGACGTTGAGCCGGGCGGCGTGGACGACAACTCGAACTTCATCACCCACCTCGACCGCCGCTTCATGGTGGACGTGCCAAACCTCTCGGGCGTCGACTATGACCCTTACGAGGACCACACGTACATCCCAATGGAGATCGACGTGTCGACCGGAGGCTACCTTTGTGTGACCGCTGGATCGACCAATCCGGGTGCCCTTAGGGTCGGCCTACAGGTCGAGGTTGTGGAAGCGGCACCAGACCACATCGTGGTTCGAGGCAATCTGACCAAGACGCCCCTCCACTTCGGCATCCTGTACACCAAGCGCTACAGGCTATCGGACATCTTCATCCGGCAGCAGTCACAGAGCGGCGGCACCACGGTGCTGTCCGAGGGACGCCTTCAGCTCCTCCAACTGATCTTCCTGTACTCCAAGACCGCCTACTTCCGTATCGAGGTCACACCGCTGGCTCAGGCCACGCGATCCTACGTGACCAACGGGCGCATGATGGGCGATCCCGAGAACAAGGTCGATACGGTCACCCTGAGTGACGGGACGTGCCGCGTTCCGATCCTCTCGAAGAATGACCGCGTACAGGTCGACATCGTCAACGACAGCTACCTCCCCAGCTCGCTCCTCAGCGTCGAGTGGATTGGTAGCTACACCGCCAAGTCCAGAAGGATTTAATGATCACAATTCGCAGGGCCAAAGTGGCCGACGCTACTTCACTGGCCCCGCGATTGCGGTCAGCAGATCGAGACGAATGCAGGGCAGCTTTGGGCATGGAGCCTGAGGTTGTCCTGCCGCTGCTCGTTCAGCAGGGCAACTACGTGTGGGCCGGCGTGGAACCTTCAGGCGAAGTCTTCGGCCTGTTCGGCGTCGACCCCGTCAAGGGCAATCCTCACATGGGGATCATCTGGATGGTCTCCACGCCGGCCATCATGAAATACCGCCGAGAGCTGATCACGCTCACCCCTAAGTGGCTCAAGAGGCTGCACCGGGTTCGCCCACTCCTCGGCAACCACATAGACGCTCGCAACACTACGCACATCCGCTGGCTCAAGCGCATGGGTTTCTCGTTCCTGAGGACCCACGATGAGTTCGGCGTTGAGAAGCGTCCCTTCCACGAATTTGCAAGATTGAGGTCATAACGAATGTGCATCGGCGCAGTCGGTATGGCTGTTGCTCAGTTTGCCCTGTCCGCTGCCAGCACTGTCGCAGGCTTCGCGGCGCAGTCACAGCAGGCTCAGGCGCAACAGCAATACTACAAGAACAACCGTGACGCAGCGAACAAGGCTGCCGTCAACACCTACGCGACCAACCAGAACCGCGCCCTACAGGAACGCAAGGCTGCCTCTCAGGAGACGCAGAACCTCCAGACCGACGCCATGAAGGCGCGGGGCACGGCTGAAGTTGCCGCTGGCGAGGCTGGCGTTACGGGTCTCTCCGTGGACGCTCTCATGGCCGACTACTACGGGCAGCAGGGCCGCTACGAGCGCACCCTCGACAACAACTATCAGATGCAGTCCGACTACCTCCGTGGGGAGATGGACAGCACCCAGGCGCAGGCCGAGGGGCGCATCAACTCGGTCCAGCAGGGCCAGAAGCCGTCGTTCGCTGACGCTGCCATCCGTATCCTCGGCGGCGGTCTCGATGCTTACGGCACCTATCAGAAGCAGAAGCAGCTCGCAGGGTCCTAATGGCACAAGGAAGAGTTCAGACACCCGAACTGCAGTCGAACGTTCGGCTAACGCCGGCACCGATGCAGTCGGACACCTACGCACCACCGCCGCGCCCTGTCGAGAACAACAATCTCGCTCGACTGGCAGACGCCCTCGGGTCCTTCTCCACGTCCGTCGGTCAGATCGCCCTACTGGGAAATCGCAAGACCCCCGAACAGAAGCAGAAGGAGCAGTGGGCTGCGGAGCGCAAATGGAACGGCATGACACAGGCCGACATCCGCAAGCACATCGACGAGGGTGGTCTCCCGGTCGAAGCTGACGTTGGCGCTCAGGCTGCCGCGAGAAACATCACCGGCACCGCCTATGGGGCCGAGGTGTCCCAAACCGTCCGCGAGCATCTCATGTCGGAGTTCGACTGGGACAAGGGTGACCCGAACGCCTACATCAATGAGCAGTTCGCGGCGATCCCGAAAGAGAACCTTGACGACCCGAACTTCGGCGCTGCCGTCCTTCGAGCCCGTGACGCCACCGTCAACTGGGCACTAGACTACGCCTCCAAGCGTAGGTCGGGACAGGTCGTCCAAGAGCGCAAGGATGCCGCCTTCGTCGGGCTCACCGGCCTGACAGCCAAGTGGGTTGACGAGAACCGGAAGCCTGAGGAAATCGCCCAGCTCCAGCTCAAGGCGTACACCGACTACGGCAAGGATGGCGTCCTCGGGGTCAACTACGACGACCTCGACGAGGAACGCCTGACCATCGCTCGGAAGCTCGCCGCCACGAACCCTGACGTGGCCGCTGCCATCCTCACGGCTACCCGTAAGGGACGCGGTGGGCAGGACATCAGCCTGTCGGGCAGCGATGCCCACAAGGACGACGTCTACCGCATCAACGGTCAGATCGCCAAGTCGCGCATCCGCATCTCGAACGAGGCGAAGATCGCAGAGGTCCAGTCCGTCAACAAGCAGCTCTTTAACGAGGGCGCTGCCGGCATGATCCAAGACTTCGACTACACCGACGAGAATGGCACCAAGCAGACGCTGACGGCCAAGGAACAGCGGGAACAGTTCTCCAAGGACTACATCCGCGAGAGCCGCGTCAGGGCTGGCTCCATGCGTGAAGACGGCAACGAGACCGATGATCGAGAGATCGAGAAGTTCAGCCAGAACAACATGCAGCATCCCCTGTTCAAGGCCCAGATCGATGGCCTTGCAGCGGCGACCAACAACACCACCCTGGCCGATCCGAACGCCAAGGCAACCCTTCTGGAACGCCTCAAGGCAGCCCGCAAGATCAGGGAGCAGAGCCCCAACGCCTATTCCGCGTACGGGGACGACAAGGATCGCCAGATCGCTGACGACTTCTGGGCGATGAAGCAGGGTCACCATGCAGATGGAACCCCATGGTCCGATGACGATGCCCTTAGGGCTACCATCCAGCTCAACTCACCGGGCAACAAGGGCGGCCTCCCGAGGGTCGACTTCGACAAACTCGACGGGCAGCTCGATGAACTCGGTGTGAACAAGTGGTTCGGCACTGTGGGCATGAAGCCCAACATGGTCTCCACCGTCCGCAACGATCTCTACAACCAGATCAACCGCTACGTTGGCACCGGCATGTCCGTTGACGATGCCACCAAGACGGCGGTCAGCGAGATGAAGTCCAACACCTTCCCGTACCGTGGAACGCTCCTGCACTTTGATGGGATGGTCGTCCCGAACAACCCCGACAAGGCGTTCGACTTCTTCATCGACAAGTTCGCCAAGGACAACGCTGCCGCCCTCGACGCCCAACACCTCGGGGCCGACGACATCACCATCCAGCCCATGGGCTCCCGCAGCCTGTTCCGGCTGGTGGATAGCACTGGCGTTCCGGTCCACGATAAGGACGGCCACTCCCGCTACATCAGCCTCGATCAGGTCCGTCAGTGGACCAACTCCGAGCAGAAGCGTCAGGCCGATGAGACCCGGAAGAAGGCGAACTTCGACGCTTCCGCAGCCTCTCGTGGTCTGGTCGAAGCCATTGGTGACGGTGGCAAGTCGGTGTGGGTTAATCCCAAGACCCGCCAAATCTTCCGCCCCGAGTACGGCAAGGATGAGACGGCAACACCAAGCTGGACGCCGACTGGTGAGCGCTACAAGCGCGCCATCATCACGCGGACTGACAACCCGGTCTACAACGGCGTCAACAGCGCTGTCCGTGGCATCAAGGATGTCAATGGCCGCAACTTGCAGATGGAGCAGCAGAACAGGGACAGCCTGAAGCGCTTCGGTAAGACGATCTGGGACATGCTTCCCGGCGTCGAGATTGGCAAGCCCGACTTCTCGGGGGCGCTCAACAAGTAACCCCAATTGGCCCTCGGATTAACCTCCGGGGGCCTCATTTCACCCTAGAGGACAATGGATAACACACTAGCACAGGCCATCATCGACGAGAGCAAACGTCGTGGTGCCGACCCCTTGGACTTTGCCACCCTCGTAGGGTTTGAAACCGGCGGCACATTCGACATCTGGCAGAAGGGTCCAGTCACCAAGTGGGGCCAGCATCGCGGCCTCATCCAGATGGGCGAGCCGCAACGCAAACAATTCAACTATCACGACGGGCTGACCCCTGAGGAAGCTGTCAAGTCCTCCTTCGACTACCTTGAAGGTAGCGGCTGGAAACCCGGCATGAGCCTCCTCGACATGTACTCGACGATCAACGCTGGTGGCCCCGGCAAGTACGACGCTGTCGACAACGGCACGACCGTTCGGCAGAAGGTCGAGAGCGCGAACATGCGCGCCCAACGTGCCAAGGCCGCGAAGCTCCTGAACATGGAGTTCACGCCCATCAGCACCTCTGACCAGTACAGCAACGACACGGCCCTCCAGGCTCCGAACGAGATCCCCGACTACCCCTCATACACGCCGCCTCCGGTGGCTGATGAAGGCCCCAGCGTCTTCGAGACGTTCAAGGCTGGCTATGATCGGGAGAGTTCCATTCCGGGTATCTCCAAGCGCCTCTTCGGTCCTGCCGATCCGGCACCGGACCCCAACTGGCAGTTCGACTACGGTCGCCTGCAGGAGGAGGCAAAGAACCGAGGATTTGACGTGGAGGACTACGTCGGCCACTACACCCCGCACTCTGAGGAACACTTCCAGCAAACCCTCAACGACGCTGAGAAGTACGCCAAGTCGGGCGAGACCCTCGCGGCGGCTGGCTCCCTTGGCACCTTCTCCTCGATAGCCAACTCGATCCTCGACATCCCGCAGCTCGGTGCTGACCTTGTGGCTTCTGCCGCTGTCGGCCCTGAGGTCGCCTTCCTGCGCCGTGCAGGACGCTTCGGTGAAATCCTCCACGGTGCCGTAACTGGCGCTGCCGGTGGCTTCGCTGGTGCCGAGGTGGCTGCCCAATACAATCCCCACAGGGACCAGATGGACGCACTCGCAGGGACCGTCTTCGGCGGCGCTGGCGGTGCCCTCGTGGGTGCCCTGATGTCCAAGTCGGCTACCGCCATTGAAGGCGAGCAGATCGAGCGTGTCGTCCGCAACAACCTGAACCCAACCGTACAGGTCGCCCCCGGTTCGACCGGCGCTGCGCGCAACCTGAACGCCGACACCTTCGTCAACGACGAGGCCCTTGAGGTCATTGGTCACGAGGACTTCCAGAACCCCGCCTTCCGCCGCGTCCGTGCCGACCTCTCGGCGCAACTGCAGACCTCCAAGGGAAGCACCACGACCAAGCTCTTGTCTGGCCTCGTGCTGGACAGCGTGGGTCGGGCTGACAAGGCCGTTGTGAACCAGATCGCGGTCACCGAGATCAAGTCCCAGCTCTACGACGAGTTCTCACGGTCGGCTGCCATCACCACCAAGCCGCAGTTCCAGGCGTACTTCGACAACGGCGTCAAGGCCGGCAAGTACGGTCGCTTCGACAAGGACGAGGCATTCAACGACTTCGGTTCGTTGGTGACCCGCTACATCGAAGACCAGAGGCCAAACAGGGCTGACTACTACGAGGAAGCGGTTCGCAAGTCTGGCGACAAGCTGTCCGAAGGCTATCAGGAAATGGCCAAGCTCCTCACCAACCCCGGCGTCCGCGAAGGCCAAGCCTACCGTGGCGCAAAGGGCTCCGAGTTCCTCCAGCCCGACAAGCACTACGTCCCTCACGTCTGGGACGATCAGCGCCTCGTCAACGCCCGCCATACCTTCGCTGATGGTGTGATCGAGGAAGCCATCGGGAACGGCATCCGCAAGGCATCCCCGTTCCTTGAAGAGGCTGCTATCAGCCGCATGTCCAAGTCTTTCGTCAAGGCCATCATGAACCGCGCCCATGGTCTCGAAGACCTGTCCCGTAGGTCCATCTCGATGGAAGACATGACGTCGCTTCTGGACATCCTGAAGAAGGACGGTGGGCTCGCTGAGGACGACGCGAAGGCCCTGCTGAAGGGCTTCACCAAGGCCGACGATGCGGGACGCGATGCTACCCTCAAGCACCGCCTGTTCATTGACATGCAGCACGCCCGCGTCAACAACCCGTTGCTCAGAGACGGCACTCGATCCGACAAGGCCCTCGACGTCTACGACCTCATGGAGACGAACGCCTTCCACAACTACGATAGGTACATGCGCCGGAACACCGGACGTGTGGCTCTGTCCAAGTACGTGGTGCGCGACCCGAGGTCTGGCGATGTCGTCATCAACGGCATTACCAGTGACGCCGAGTGGGACACACTCCTACAGCGCGTCAGGGAACAGTGGGCCGACCACAAGGGCTCCATCAAGGACGCCGAGAAGGGTGCCGAGAAGGACATCAGGAACCTCAACATCGCCTACAACTCGATCATGGGGCGACCCATTGCCGACAACAGCGGTGACGTGAACTGGCTCCTGAGACAGGTCGGCAATTACAACTTCACCCGCCTGCTCGGTCAGGTCGGCTTCGCTCAGATAGCGGAGTACGGCAAGCCTATTGCTGCGCTCGGTTTCAAGGCCACGCTGCAACATGCTCCCGCGTTCCGCCGAATGGTCACCGCCGATGGCGAGACGATCCTGAGGGACAACCTGGCCAACGAGGTTGAGAGCATCTTCGGCACCGGCATCGACCGCCTACGGGACATGCACGATAGCCGATACGAGCTGTACGGAGACTTCTTTGACAAGCCGTCCATGGGTGTCAAAGGCAAGATCGAGAAGTTCATGAAGAAGGCCAACAGGGTCACCGCAGAGGGCTCCGGTCTGCTGCAGTCCACCATCACGCAAGAGCGTTGGGTGGGCAACTCCATCGTCCAGACTTTCTCGGACATGGCGGCTGGCTCCAAGGGTCTTACGAAGGAACGTCTGGCAGACCTCGGGTTGTCTGATGACATGACCCAGCGGATCATGGGCCAGTTCAACAAGCACGTTGAGCGCGTCCCCGGTATCGGCAAGAAGGTCGCCAAGATCAACTTCGCCCAATGGGACGACAGGGAAGCCGCCACGATGTTCCGTCTGGCTGGCCGGCGTCTCGCCCACAACCTCGTCCAGAGGAACGACATCGGGGCGCTGATCCCGTTCATGCGCTACCCGCTCGCGCGGGCTCTGATGCAGTTCCGCACCTTCATGGTCGGGGCCTACGTCAAGGACACGCTCAAGGCGCTCCACTTCCGCGACGTGACCGCAGCAAAGACGCTGGCCTTCACCATGGGCCTCGCCAGTCTGTCGTATGTCTTGCAGACCAAGGTTCAGGCCATTGGACGCAGCGACAAGGACCAGTTCCTTGAGAAGCGCCTAGCTCCGGGGACAATCGCGGCTGCGGCGTTCGCTCGCTCGGGAACCTCCTCGGTTCTCCCGATGCTGATCGACACGGCCCGCTATGCCACCCGCAGGGAACCTTGGTTCTCCGCTACGAGAACTTCGGGGCAGCCTAGCGACATCTTCCTCGGCAACCCGACCACGGGCGGTGTCGACGACCTCATGCAGGCATCAGCGGCATTCGCCGGTCTGTTCGAGGATCGCGACTGGTCGCAGGATGAGGCTCGCTCCATAGCTCGGGTCCTTATGTTCGGCAACTTCGCGCCGGTCACGGCAACGATCAATTCCCTGATCAGCGACATGCCCGAACACGCCCCGCGCGTGGGCAAGCACTAACCCAAATCGGCACCTAAACAACAGGCCCTCGGCTAACCACCGGGGGCCTTTCTCATTTGAAGGAACAAATGGCCACCTCAATACTCAAGTCCATGGTCTTCTACGACGCCGATGGCGCGACGAAAGACTGGACGTTCGACTTCCCCTACCTCGACCGTGATCACGTCAAGGTCTACATCGACGGTGTGCCCTACGGCGACTTCGTCTGGATGGGCGTCTACTCCATCCGCTTCAACACTGCCCCGGCGACCGGCAAGAAGGTCAAGATCGCGCGTGAGACGCCCTCCGCGTCCCCCATCGTGACCATCGCTGACGGCTCTTCGCTCCGTGCGGTCGACCTCAACAGGGCACAGCTTCAGGCCCTCTACGTCGCCCAAGAGGCCGAGGACGTCGCGGTCCACATTGCGACCGGCGTCATCATCGCACCTGAGAGTGATGCAGGTCGCGTCAACCTCGTGATCCCGTCGATTGAAGATCGGCGCAACAAGATCATGGGCTTCGACAGCGAAGGTGCCTTCATGATCTACACCGAGGACAACATGCCGTCCGGCCCGCGTGGTCCTGAAGGTGACAAGGGTCCTGTTGGCGATCAAGGCCCGGTTGGCATTCAGGGTCCTCAGGGTCCGACAGGTCAGGTTGGCCCGCAAGGCCCGGTTGGTCCGCAAGGTCCGCAGGGCATCATGGGTCCGCAGGGCTTGCAGGGTGTCATTGGCCCGTCCTTCAACCCGAACGCATTCGGCACCGGCACCGACCGGGCCACCTACGACACCCAGCCGAAGGGCTTCGCCTACCTGTCCCTCAATGAGGGCCTCATGTACTGGAAGCTCTCGGCCACGTCCGGCGACTGGTCCGCAGGCGTTGCCTTTGGACAAGGTGCGCAGGGTGTTCAGGGTCCGCAAGGTGTGACCGGCGCGACCGGCCCGATTGGCCCCGCAGGCCCGACTGGTCCGACTGGTCCTCAGGGCGTTCAGGGTGTCGTTGGTCCGACCGGCCCAGCCGGCGCTACTGGCCCCGCAGGCACCTACGGGATGCTCTGGAAGGGCACCTATGTCGGCACCTCGAACTACGACCCGAAGGACGTCGTCTACTGGTCTGGCGAGAGCTACATTCGCGTCGGCACCGGGCAGACGATCAACGTCCAGCCGGACAACACCACGTACTGGCAGAAGGTTGTCGCCAAGGGTGCGAACGGTGTGGCTGGTCCCTCCGGTCCTACCGGTCCCACGGGTCCGCAGGGCAACGCTGGTCCGGCTGGTTCTCAGGGTCCTGCTGGTCCTACCGGCCCGACTGGTCCTGCTGGTGCGCGTGGTCCGCAGGGCGACACCGGCCCACAGGGTCCGGCTGGTGCAGCAATCGTCTACACTGGCACGTCCGGTGCTGAGACCGTGTACCCGATTGGTCACACGATGGTCTACTACATTGCTGATGGGTCCTTCCCGACTACCATGAACGGCACCCTTACGACGACCCTGAGCGGGACGTGGAGGAGCCGTGGCGTCTTGGGAACCACTACACACCTTCAGGGCCAGAACCAGACCGTCGTCACCGATGGCCACACATACTTGATCCAAAGGGTCGCATAACATGACAGGTTCTATCGACGTCGGTGCATCCGACCTCGGTAGGGAAACACAGGGGGCTGGCTTTGACGGGCCGGCCCTCGTCTCCTCCACCCGCACTGGCCTTATGTCTGCTGCCGACAAGGTCAAGCTGGATGGCATAGAAGCTGGTGCCACTGGGGACCAGACCCCTACCGAGATACTTACTGCAATCAAGACCGTGGATGGCGCAGGCACAGGCCTAGACGCCGATCTGCTCGACGGCCAGCACGGAAGCTACTTCCAACAAGCCCTCACCAACGTGCCCGGTATCGAGATTGGTGGCAGCCTTACCGGGGACCGGAATAGCTACATCGATTTCCACTCCGAGGACACGAACGCCGACTTCAGCGCTCGCATCATCAGGAACCCCGGCGTCAATGGGTCCTTGAGCATCCAAAGCCTTGGAACTGGCGGCATCACCTTCTCGACTTCAGGCTCATTCACGCTGAACGGTAGCACGGTATGGACCGCAGCTAATGACGGAGCGGCCTCTGGTCTCGACGCCGATCTGCTCGATGGGCAGCAAGGTAGTTTCTACCAGAATGCCACCAACCTGAATGCTGGCACCATCGCGGACGCTAGGCTTCCAGTGACCCAGACCGCCAAGACGTTCACGGGCACTCTCACGATCTCGAACAGCGGCCCGATGCTGTACATGCAGGACGTGGACGCGAGTGCCTATGACTTCTGGGTCCACGCCAACTCGAACAACTTCTACGTCCTAGTCGACAGGAACAACGACGGGACCTGGGAAGGACCACACGCGCTACAGCTCGACGTCGCCAACAGCGATGCCTACGCGTTCGGCAACCTGATCTGGACCTCGGCCAACGATGGTTCTGGCTCGGGTCTTGACGCTGATATGCTCGATGGCTCCCAAGGTTCCGCTGTCAACGCCGTCAACACCGTCCCCATTCGTGACGCCAGCGGCGACATCACCACGCGCCTGTTTCGGTCCGAGTACAATAGCACTGCCGGGTCCACCGGGGCTTATTTCGTCACTCAGAACGCCCTCGGGGCTGGCGCTGACAACTACCTTCGCCCGATCCCCGCCGCGTCTGCGGTCGCTGACATTGTGGCAGCCATGGGTACGGGAGCAATCGGAACGTATGCGATGTGCGTGGTCACCGTGGCTTCGCCTTCCTTGGTGCCGGGTCAGACCATCGCCGGGTCCAGCCTCAAATACTCCAACGTCAACCAAGTCCAAACAAGCTCAGTTCTCTCGGGGACATGGAGGACGATGGGTGTGGTTGGTGGCACAGGCATAACGACCCTCTTTCTAAGGATCGCCTAATGGATCACCGCAACGCCGCCTTCAACAGCGCCGGCACCATCGACTGCGAGATCGACCATCCGGTCTATGGCTGGATACCCTTCACGGCATCTCCAGATGACACTGAGGAGTATGGCAGGGACATCTTCGCGGCTGCCTCGGTGGACGCTACCCCCTTCGTCCCGCCAACCCCTGAGGAGGTCAGACCCACGTTGCCATCGCTCACCGCGAGGCAGCTCCGTCTGGCGCTCCTATCCATTGGCATCCACGAGGCTGATGTCGACTTCAAGCTGGTGAACGATCCAGCCGGCATGGTCGAGTGGCGATACGCCAGCTACTTCCGCCGCACCCACCCCCTCGTCGACGCCCTCGGCGCGACCTTCTCAATCACCCCGGAGCAGACTGACGCGCTCTGGCTATGGGCCTCCGAACTATGACCCCAATCGCTCTAATCACAGGAACTACTGCCGTGGATAACACCACCGCTGCGGTCGCCGTCTCCGCAGTAACCAGCGCTGTCTGGCTTCCGTGGCTCCACATGGCGTCTGACGGCGCAGCTCTGATCGCACCCCTCCTCGGCACGGTTTGGCTCGTCGTCCAGATCGTCGCCAAGGTCCGCGACATGACCCGAAAGGACACCAAGTGAAGACCAACTCGACCGCCCTCGAAGACCTCTTCGACACGTTCGCCGGCCAGCTCAAGACTATCCTGACGGATGGCCGAACAGTGGTCGACAAGGAGACCGGAGAGGCCGTCAAGATCACGCCCGACGCGGCGTCCCTGACGGTCATCCTGAACTTCCTCAAGCACACCGGCACGACCGTCGCTCCAGGCACCAACAAGGCCGTGAACGACATCGTCGCCAATCTGCCGTTTGACGGCTCCGAACACCAAGACCGGTACAGAAACTGATGAACATCACGGCCCAGAACACCTTCACCACGCCCCTCCTCATTCAGCCGGGCAACTCCTTCGACATCACCGTCAGTGGCACTTTCGTTGCAACCGTGGTCCTGCAGAGGTCCAAGGATCAGGTCACTTGGCTTGACGTCGCAAGCTTCACCGCCCCGGTCGAGAACACCGGCTCTGCCGGCTCGGCTTGGTACTTCCGTATCGGCGTCAAGACGGGCGGCTTCACGTCGGGCACTGTCGTGGTTGACCTGTTCGACTAATGGCTCACATTAGAGCGGTTCCGAGGGTCGTCCTTAAAGGCGTCCTTCGGAACATCTTGCTGACGACCGCCTCCACTCCGCTGGCCTCGCTCTACCTCGGGCAAGTCGCCACGAAGTGCCGCATACCGACCAACCTCTCAACCACCAACAAGCAGGCCAACAGTCGCACCTACCACATCGCTCGGGACGACATCACCTCGCTCAAGATCGAGTTGCCCGCTTGGTATTGGTATCGGACCAGCACTAAGACCGAGATCGGCGTCACCGGCAACATCTCCTACAAGGCAGCCATTGAGTACCCTGCTGGGGTGTTCACCCAAGTCCTGTTCGCAGGGGCCACCTCGGGCCTAGCCACGGGGACCGTTCCGCTGCTGTCCGACTGGGTCAACGTCAACATCCCCAACGGGGCAGGCTTCTGGGTCCGCACGTATGCGGTCGCCACACACTCCATCGTGTTCTCTGACGCGACCTCGGGGTCCAACTTCTGGACCTGTGACTTCGCCAACGGCGAGGCTTACGAGTACGCGGCGTCGGGTATCACCGATAAGACGATGGGTGGCACTCTGACCCCGAACAAGACGACCAACGACGCCGCGATCTTCCACCCCTCGGCCATCGTTGCCAACACGCGGAAGCCCTCGGTCCTCCTCATTGGCGACAGCCGGGTGGCAGGCTTTGGTGACTTCTTCAATGCCGCTGGTGACAGTGGCGAGCTGGCCCGTTCGCTAGGCCCTGCAATGGGCTACATCAACGCAGGATCGGCGGGTGACAGCCTGTCCGAGTTCATCGCTTCCAGCACCCGCAGGCAGGCCCTCCAGCAGTACTGCTCGCACGTCGTGGTCCAAACCGCGATCAACGCGCTACGGTCGGGCACCGGCCAGAACAAGACAGCCGCCGCCGTCCTGGCTGAACAGCAGACCATCCTCGGCTACTTCGCGTCGAAGGTCAGGTTCACCTCTACGACCTCGCCATCGTCGACCTCCAGCGACCTCTGGGCCACAGCCACCGGCCAGACGCTCAACTCGAACGCTGCCCAGATCGCAGCCTACAACGACGCCATCCGTGCCGGCGTAGCGGGAAGCTCTGGCTACTTCGAGATCGCTGACGTGATCGAAACGGCCCGCAACAGCGGCAAGTGGAAGTTCGACGGCACGGCCAGCAAGTGGACGGCTGACGGTCTCCACGCCTCCCCATTCGGCTACGCCTCGATCCAGTCGAGCGGAGCTGTCGATCCCACCCGCTTCGTGCGGTAGCAGAGCCTCAGGAGAGGCTTCAGGTCCATCCCGGCCCACCGATGCCCCAAGCTCGCAGAGCCTCTCCTGACCCCCTCTACGCCCTGAACAACTAGGAGCAAATGACCAAGCAGACCCTCGCTGCCTCGACGCACCTGTCGACGCAGAACGACCCCCTTCTGGACTTCCGCAACTTCCTCTACGTCGTGTGGAAGCACCTCAATCTGCCGGACCCGACAAAGGTCCAGTACGACATTGCATCGTTCCTACAGCACGGCCCCAAGCGTCTCGTGATCGAGGCCTTCCGTGGCGTCGGCAAGAGCTGGGTCACGTCGGCATTCGTGTGCTGGCTCCTCTACTGCGACCCGCAGGCCAAGGTCCTCGTGATCTCGGCGTCCAAGCAGCGCTCCGATGACTTCTCCACCTTCACCATGCGCCTCATCTTTGAGATGGAATTGCTGGCCCACCTGAGGCCCACAGCAGACCAGCGGCAGTCGAAGGTAGCATTTGACGTCGGCCCCGCCCGTGCGTCCCACAGCCCCTCGGTGAAGTCGCTAGGCATCACCTCGCAGATCGCTGGATCGCGCGCCAACTACATCATCGCGGACGACATCGAAGTCCCGAACAATTCCGACACCCACCTGAAGCGCGAGAAGCTGGCCGAACAGATCAAAGAGTTCGACGCCGTCCTGTCGCCCGGTGGCCGCATCATCTACCTTGGCACCCCGCAGACCGAGATGTCGATCTACAACCTCCTGCCGGATCGCGGCTACGTGGTTCGCATCTGGCCGGCCCGCTATCCCGACGAGGAGCGCCGCGCCAAGTACGGTTCGAGGCTCGCCCCGATGTTCGGGAGGATGCTCGACGAGAAGCCCGACATAGTGGGCAGCACGACGGACCCCGAGCGGTTCAACGAGATCGACCTGACCGAGCGTGAGCTGTCCTATGGCCGCTCAGGCTTCTCCCTGCAGTTCATGCTCGACACCAGCCTGTCGGACGAGGACAGGTTCCCGCTGAAGCTGTCCGATCTGATCGTCATGGGGTTGAACCCGAAGAAGGCCCCGAGAGAGGTCGTCTGGGGCTCAGGCCCTGAACAGGTCAACGAGAAGCTGCCCATGGTCGGGCTGCCGGGTGACCGCTACCACCGCCCGATCTTCCACGACAAGGACTTCCTCGACTACGAGGGATCGTGCATGTTCATCGACCCCTCGGGCCGGGGCAAGGACGAGACCGCGTGGGCCGTGGTCAAGATGCTCAACGGCATCCTCTACCTGACCGCTGTGGGCGCTGTCCGTGGCCACGGCTACGCCGACAAGGTGCTGGACATGATCCTCGACTGCGCCAAGCAGCAGGGCGTCAACACGATCAAGGTCGAGCCCAACTACGGCGACGGCATGTTCGCCCAGCTCCTCCGCTCTCGGGCAGCCCTGCGGTACCCCGTGCTGATCGAGGACGCTGAGTGGTCCAAGGCCCAGAAGGAAGCCCGCATCATCGACACCCTCGAACCGATCATGAACCAGCACCGGCTCGTGGTCTGCTCCTCGGTGGTCGAATGGGACTACGACAGCACCGCTGCCTTCATCCCTGACGAGGTCAACAAGTTCCGCCTGTTCTACCAGATGACCCGGATCACCAAGAACCGTGGTGCCCTGGCTCATGACGACAGACTGGACGCTGTGGCCGGCTGTGTCGCCTACTGGATCGAATGGATGGCTAGGAACACGACTGTGGCTGTCGAACAGAGGAAGCAGGAGCTGCTCGATGCGGAGCTGGCTCGCTTCATGGAGAACGCCCTCGGGGGCTCCTTACAGTCACCCCCTCGGTTCTTCTAGGCCCTCACGAACCCCTCGGTGGACAATAAGGCCACCACTAGGACTACCCCGATGGTTCCCCTTAGAGTGTTACCTTAAGTGTCACCTGAGAGGAACCATAAGGTAGCCCCTAGGGTGACCCCTAGGTGACACCTGATAGCCTTCAGTCAAGGCTCCCCTTATGGCCCCCATGAAGTTCTCCCATGGTGTGGCCTAGGGGGTACAGGTAGTCCGTAGTCCCCTAGACAGACAGACGCTAGGTGGGCCTGGAGGTGGACCTGATGGTGACCCTGAGGTGGGTCGGAATATTTGGTACAAATTTCTGAGCGACCATCGAGAAAGCGGAACCGCGCGAAGACCCCCCATGCCCCCTTCGTCGGCCACCTCACGGCGCGTCAAGGCTCCCATTGTCACGTCATTTGTCACAGCCAAAAGGATTATCCAACGATTTCAACGACATGGAATGGATGTGGTATCCTTCCAATGCCAGTTAGGGCAGGCTTAGGGTCACATAACGGCACTGAAGGCGGAATAGACGTTCCAACGTGGAATGTTCGTTCCCCTGTTTCCCAATCGGTGGTTTTGACAATCTGTCACAAAATGACCCAGCGATAACCCTAGGCCACACCTCGGGCTGTCTCTAGCTCCGCGCGTATACGTGGCGCGCCCGGTTTCCTGTCAGTGTTCCGCAAGGGTGCAACGCATGGCGCGGCGCAAGGTGATCGGCAATGCCAAGGCCAGGGTGCAACGCATGGGCAATCTAGGGTCACCAATAGCGACACAAAGGGACATAACGGGCATTCCAAGCGATTTCTTCGAATTTTCTTTCGTAATGAAATCATAGGCTTAGGCACAAAATGCACCCTATCTGTCGTTTTTTTCAATATCGACGCTTGCGTATCTAACTCGGATATGGGACATATTGGTCACCGAAGCGGAAGCGACGGGGCCGGGGACAACCCCTCGGCGCATCAAGGGGCCTCCAACGGCCCTGCGAATACAGCGGAAACAAAGGCCAACCCATCGAAACGGTAGGCGCGCATAACCGGGATGGTTGCGAGACAAGAGCCTAGAGCGAAAGCAGAAGAACTAGGTGGACCGCAACTAACGCAGTGGCAAGCCGAAAGGTGAACCGGGCAGCGCGATAAGTGTGAGCTTATCAATACTCTAAGGGACTAGCTCCGGTAGGGTATCGACAAGTTCACACAAGAGGTTCCCAATGATCACTACCGCTTCGGAAATGCTCGCCGCTCTTAGCAAGCGCAAGCCAACGTTCGCTGGCGTCATCCTGTATGAAGGCCCGAGCATGATTGACGGTTCGCCAATCGTCGTTATCGCCAATCGGATTGCTGCCCGTTCCAAGAATGAAAAGACCGGCGCAATGGTCCAGACTTTCATCATTCGGTCGGACATTGACCCTGTCACGGCATTGAAGACTGGCGACGATGCATCGGTCTGCGGCGATTGCCCGCATCGTCCGGCAAACGACGGCACATGCTACGTTAGGGTGTTCCAGTCGGTCGCTTCCACGTTCAAGGCATACAAGCGCAATCGGTATGCTAGGCCGGGCGTCGACTATGACGTCAAGCTGACGGCTGACCTGTTTCGTGGTCTCGCCTTCCGCATGGGTTCCTATGGTGACCCTGCAGCGGCCCCTTTCATGGTCTGGCGTCGTGCTACCGTCAACGCCGCAGTGATCAACGGCTACACGCATCAATGGCGTCAAGTCGAGTTTCAGGCCTTCCGTCTGCTTTGCATGGCATCGGCTGACAGTGTCGCGGACATGGAACATGCCCACGAATTGGGCTGGCGGACGTTCCGGGTTCGTGCCGCTCATGAGCCTGTCACTGCCAAGCGTGAAGTGATCTGCCCTGCCTCCAATGAGGCCGGCAATCGCACTAGCTGCGCTGACTGCAAAGCCTGCGGCGGTCTGTCGGCCAAGGCCAAGGTGTCGATGGTCATCATTGCCCACGGCGCAACGGCCAAGCGCTTCGCCCCTGCGGCCTAATGCATCCCACAAGGTACTAGTTCCCTGAGCGCATCGGTCGGCATCCTCCAGTGCTGGCCGGTGTCGCTCGGGCAAACCTAACAGGACCCTGCCATGACCCTCTACCTGTCCCAAACATCGGCCATCCGCTTCGCCAACGTGGCCATCGCCAATCGCGACATCAAGGCCTTCCGCATCAAGCCAGTCACACGCCGCAATCCAGACACGCGCCACGTCGAGTGCGGCTATGCGGTCGAGATCGTCGACGCCTATGCGAACCACAGGGGGTGGATGTGAACGTCTACCGCATCGAACACCCTGCATTCCCTAGCGAGGGACCTTGGCAAACCGGCGCTGTCTGCCGCTATGACGGCCATCCGCGTGTCAGTGGGGACCACAGCGCCTACGATCCACCGGGACCGCGTAGCTCTGGCGAGCATGGCACCGCGCTCTTTGCCCTCTTCAACGCCTGCCGCGCGGACTACCACGACTTCTATTTCGGCTTCCGGTCCAAGACGCAACTGGTTCGCTGGTTCAGGTCGAAGGCTGGCCGCGAAGCGATGCAGGCAGGCGGTCTAGCCGTCCTGCGGGTCTACGAGGTGGACCCCGAACACGTCGTCGCGGGCAACTGGCAAGTCGCCTTCAGGCATACCGCTGCCAAGCCCATCGCCACCCTCGATCTCGCCACCCTCAAACCAGCCGGGGAGTGCTGACCCATGCCTCAAACCGAAACAATCGTCGCCGCCGTCCTGTGGTCGGGTCTGATCACGTTCTGCGCCGTGTTCTTCATCGCAACCCTTCGGAGCCCGTCATGAGCCGGACCAAACAGCCGCGCCCCTACTACACCTTGGTGGTCCATGAGGGCGACCACATAGCCGACAACCCTTGGGGCATCGCCTTCGGGGATTACGACTTGGACACCGTGAAGGCCGAGCGCGACGAGTACCGCGACAAGGGCTGGAAGGCCAAGGAACTCAAAATCATCACCACAACCGATCTGCAGGCCGACATTGATGCGGCTGTGCGGTCCCTGAACGACGAGGCATGACCATGGACACCTCAATCTGCGAAGCCGCCATGTGCCTCTGGGAGGCCATGCTCGACGAGTACCGCGAAGAGGGCAAGCCCGGCCACGAATGGGCACTGCCGCTCCACGCTCGGTGGGACCAATGGGGCACCTGCGAGATGCGCCATGTGTGCATCGCTCTGGCACCCATCGCTGAACGCGTTTGGGAGGCCGTTCGGGAGACCGGCGAGGAGGATCATTTGGTCCCCTACGATTGGGAGTTCATCCCGGCCTTCCTGCGCCGCGTCCAGTTCAACGAGCCGCACGACAGTCGCCACTTCGACGACATCGACGAGGCCGCAATGGCTGCCGATCTGCTCGCCCGCAAGGTGCCAGCATGACCCGGCCCGACGTCACCACCATGGACGCGGTCGAGCTTTACCAACTGCTCACCCGCACCGTTGCCCTTACCTCGATCTCGTCGGACACGGTCATCAAGATCGTCCGCGACTGGATCGCTGCCCCAACCTTCGGCGCTGACGTCTTCGAACGTGAAGCCCTGATCTGCCTCTTGGATGGAAACCTCACATGATCAAGAAACTGCTCCTCGCCACCGCTCTCGTCGCCGCGATCTCGCCGGCCACCGCTGGTTCATTCGGAGGCCGCGCTGGTGGCTTCTCGGGTGGCTTCCGCGCCTCGCCATCCTTCAGGTCGACACCGTCGTTCCGCTCGACGCCGTCCTATCGGCCATCCTATCGGCCAAGCGCGCCGGCCTACCGTCCCTCTGCGCCCTCGACGTTCACCTCGGCGCTGCCGTGGATCGCCCTGCTGTGGATGCAGTCCAACAACCAGCAGCAGCAACAGGCTGCGCCTGCAGCCAACACCATCCCACCGCAGGAGGATGACGGCTCAACCGCTGCCCTGATCTTCCTCGGGCTGGTAGCCGTCGCCTTCTTCGTCTTCTTCTTCATCCTGTGAGGGTCCGATGACCACCTACATCTGCCAGCGCCTCGACGAGTACACCGAACGGGGCAACAAATGGGCGCTTAAGGTGTCCCACACGACCGGGGCAACGACTGCCATCGGGTTCCACCGCACTCGCAAGGCCTGTGAGACCGTCGCCCGCCTCTTGGCTGGTCGGCAGGGCAAGGTCGAGGTTCGCAACAAGCCGGCCAGGGTGACCGCTTGGAGGATCGAGGCATGAGCCGCGCCAGCCACATCTACACGGTCTGGAAGGCCGGCGAGCCCATCGCTGGCTTCACGGTCAAACACGAGGCCATCACATGGGCTCGGAAGAGCGGCAACGACAAGCACGAGGTCTTCCTGTGGAGGGCACCGGATGGGCAGGGCTGGGCTTTGCGCATGGTGCCGGTCGAGTGGCCTGATGGGGATTGGGCATGATGTTCAAGTCTATGGTCTGGTATCGCAACGCCACTGGCGCACTGCGGTCCTCGGGCGACCTCCTCGACCCTGCCTATGAGGCCTGCGGGTCACTCGACGCGGCCCATAAGGCGCTCCATCGGGCAACCCCTTTCGTGCGCTCGAAGGCCATCAGCGTGGTCGTCACAATCTGCACCCCGAACAACGGTCCCTATCCGGTCAGGTCTGTCATCGACCGTGACCCGTACCTCTACGGCGGCACCAAGGAATACTTCGTCGACCAGCTCGTCGGGGTGCCAGCGTGACCCTCTGGGAGTTCGTCCAGATCACCGTCGCCGGCTACGCCTTCGTCTGCCTCTTCACCGCTTGGTGGCTGGTCAAGATCGCGTAAGCCCAACTCGCATTTGCAAGCGTAACTCACAAACCCTGTTGACACCAAACAACGAGGAAGATATTCCTATGCACACAATCAACGAGCAGTTCCTGACCGAGGGGAAGGCGTCCGCATGGATGCGCGACTACTCGGACACCTATCGGCCATGCACCTACGGCACCCGGCTGACCAAGCGGCGCTCCCGCTGCGGCCAGTATTGGGAAGTCGTCGGCGCTCGCTTCAACTGATCAACCATTCAATCGGAGAACACACATGACCAAGACCAAGACCTTCAATGCAGGCGACATCGTCAAAGTGGACGGCTTCCATGCCATCTACGCCGGCAAGCGCGGAGAACATGTCGTGATCCCGCTCAAGGGACAGGGTTGGCCTCTTAGCAAGTCCGAGATGACCATCGTCGACGGGCTCGATCTAGCGGCGCTGAACGGTCACCCGATCACCGGCTGGTACGTCGAGCTGCAGGATTGCACCCTCGTAACGGCCATCGTGAAGGAGCCCACCGCGCCCATGGCCAAGGCTGTCCTCGATCTGCTGCGCCGTAAGGGTGCCATCACGTCGCTCGAAGCCCAGGGCGTCCTGCGCTGTCGCCAGTTGCCGGCCCGCGTCCTCGATCTGAAGCGCCTCGGGCACAAGATCGTCACCGAACTGAAGGTCGACCCGACCGGCCAGAAGTACGCCCGCTACCATTTGCAGGCCGTGGCCTAAGGGCAAGGGAGCGTGAGGTTCTACTAATGTACAGTCACGCTCCCCACCTCATTTCCCCTAAGTGACCCATTTTGGAACAAGGGAATTTGAATGCCGAAGACACCACCGAAGGAGAGAGCCAAGAGAGTAATAGCGATTAAGTTGATCCTCGGGATCACGCGGAGGGTCATAGAGTTAGGCGACAACGCCTACCTGAACGTCGTCATGATGGCGATCAGAATGGGCATCTACGAGAGGAAGCCCTTGGACCTGACTGCCATCGCGAAGGCTACCGGCCTGCCCCGCTCCACTGTCATGCGCCACGTCCAAACTCTGGAGGAGTTGGGAAGGGTCAAGACGGTCACCATCGGGCGGCGCTCGATCCCGATCTTAAGCGATACCGAGCGGGCCATTGTTGGGCCGTTCTACGACGACATAAACCGGCTCATTCTATTAGCCGCTTCTAACCTGTCCAAATTGGACAGTTCAATTGTAGACACGAAACGTAACACCCGGTAACGGAACGCCCCATGGAGGGACGCTCCTTAATCTATAGTCTCAGGGAACTTAAGAAATGAATGACGCGCAGGCCGATGCAATCCTCGGTGTATTGACCCGTATTGCAGTTGCACTTGAAGGGAGAAATGGGATCGCGCCGGGGGTCAGCGCGAGTGTACCCATCAACCCCTACGAAAGCCCGGAAGTGCCGACAGGCTACGACACCGTGCTTGGATACTTCTCGAAGACTATGCCGGGGGCGTTCGAGATGATGGATGATCCCATCACCGGAACCCTACGGGACGGACATTGGCTAACGCATCAAGCCAATCGGCGGGGCATCAGCATCATCAAGGTGCCAGCGCCGGAACCCCTCATTGAGATCGGCATCAATGAGATCAACGCCTACCCTGTCGAACTCCTTAAGGAGCGCATTCAGTAGGACGACAGCCTGGGGAGGCTGAAACAGAGGGGCTGCGGCGGGGGTGTGAGAGGGCACCTCCGCTATTGCAGCAGATGCGGACTTGGAATAACAACTGCCTCGTACCTATCACTTGGAAGGAAGTTACCATGAACGCTGCTGTCTCGCGAGGGGTCGAGAACAAGACGGCCCGCAAATTCATCGCTTTCATCGACGAGTTCAGGAAGCTGAACACCGAGATGCAGGCCCAACAAATCAGCCTGTTCCTGAACATCGTTGCGCAACCCGACCTCACGTTCACGGAGTACGGGCAGCGCGCGGGATTGACCGCTGGCGGT